GTACGGAGTTCCGTCTCCAGCAGGCGAGTGGCAACGAACATCAGGCTCGGCGGAACAATCAGCTTGTTCGGGCGAGCAGCAATCAGCAGGCCGCGCTCATCCGTCCACGCCGCAATCTGAATGACAGCCGCCTCAAGGGAGGTTTCATTCAGGTCAGCGCCAGTGGCCGGGCGGTTGCTGTTGGTGCCGCCAGAAACCAGCGGGTGCGCCGTGCTGAACAGAGTCACGCCGTCACCAGAGTTGTAGCTGGTGAAGCCGTTGTTCAGCGGATAGGCAGCCTTGATCTGCTTCGTATACGCCATGGAGCGAGCGAGCGCCTTGGTGTAACGAGCCGAGAGGCTGTCATACAGGTTATCTTCCATCGCCTCTTCGGTGATGGAGAAGCCATACGCGATGGTTTCGTGCGTATAACGAGCGGTCCAGGCTTCCTGGCCGTTGTCATACGCAATCGCCTGACCTTCGTTCTTCACGGGGGCAGCAGCGAAACCAGACAGCTTGACTTCTTCTTCAAAGGAACGCTCCGAGTTTTCAGTCTCGTAGATTTCCTTATGCTCCTCAGCGTACCGCTTGTACTCCAGACCGAACAGAGCGTTCAGACCCGGAAGCAGTTCTTTGAGAAGTTGTGCGCGACTAATAGTCATTTTTCACAACCTCCTTATGCGATGACGTTGCCGGTCGTGGTCCGCATAAAGTGCGTATTGATACGCACAATAACGTCCGTGAAAAGATCGCCCACAGTGCTTGTGGTCGAGTTCACGAAATCCACGACGCGGATAGGAAGGGTTGCGGTGTCGGTGGCGGTCGAAAGGTTGAGGCCCACACCGGAGTTGATGTTGGCAGAGGTGCTGCCAGCAACAGTCTGGATAAGACCGCAGTTCGAACCCAGGTAATACTGGGCCGCCGAACCATTGAACTGCGCCTGGAACAGCGTGTCCGGGTCATCCACGACATAAGCCTGGAGGTCCGAAGCAGTAATGCTGCCAGGGTAGTTCTGACGGAACACCTTACCGTATGTCGGGTCAGTGTAGGTGCAGCCAACAAACACGCCCAGCAGGGTCACGCTGTTGGTTGCGGTGGTGGCGGTTGTGGTGGCGTTAAAGCGGCGAACAACGCCACCGACGCCAGTGCCGCCAGCAAAGAGGATGACCGGGTCGCCGTACTGAATGGCTACGCTATAGCCGCTCAGCATCGCGTACAGGCGAGTCGAGCCTGCAAAACCCTGGCCACCCAGTAGGTTAATAGGGCGAAGCCCATACGGAGAACTGGTCGTTGCCATGTCCCGTTACCTTTCTGTGTGAATGTGTTGAATAGGGTCCAAGAGATTATTCCCTAGGACCACGGCCAAATGTTGTCCTTGATGACCGCTCTGGGCGAAGAACGGGCATGCGAGGATCGCTTTCGCGCATGAGGTTATTGTCCACGCTCTCCATCTGCTGCTGCGCCATATTCGCGTAGTAGGCTGCACGTTGCCGCACAATCTCCTCGGGAATCTTGCAGAGAAGAAGACCACCAACTTCAATGTTGCCCTTAAAGCGACTATTGGAGTCGGCCATCAGCATCAGTTCAGGATGATCCTCTGCGCGACAAGGCACATAGCCCTCGCGGAACTGTCTGCTGACATTGGTGTTGTCCGCACTGTTCATCATAGCGGTGCGAATCCAGCGATAGACATACCCTGGTTCCGGCTTCGGGTCAGGGAGGATTGAAGGAGGCGTCCAAGACGTAGGGCGAAATTCGTGTTCGCGCATATCAAGATCGCGTGGGGTGCGGTCATCCATGACCGTAATCCTTCAAGTACTGAGCAACGTATTGCTCTGGAGTTAAGCCGAAGCGGCGCGCCAGGGTAACCTGGGATGGGGTTAGCTGCACTTTGCGGGTGTTCTGCGCCGTCCGCGTGACGGGGGCAACCACCGTGGAAGGCTGACGCCGAGGCGCAACCTCCCCTCTCCGACCAGTCGCAACTGGTTCTTGGTCGGATGTATTAAAGTATTCCGAGAACCGGCGCTGAACGCGCTTATTCAGTTCATCAAAATACTTGTCACTTGTCGGGTCAATCTTATTGTCACGGATCAGCACGTCGCTGACCGCGTAAGCATAACCCGTCATTTCTTTCTCAAGCTCAGAGCCGCCCTCGAACCAGGGGTTCTTGTTTGCCCACTCAACAACTTTCGCGTCGGGCTGCGGCTTAGGCTGGGGAATGTTATATTGAGGCTCAACAATCGGAGCTGGCTGGTAGTTGGCATAACGATCATGCTCATTGACAAGGCGCTGGAGACGCTCCTGCTCCTCAATGAACTTGTCAGTCTCGCCAGCTTCCCAGGCTTCCTTCATCGACCGCTTGGTGGCGGTGATGTCAGACTCAGCCCGGTTCTTGGCTTGGCTAACAGCAAACTGTTCATTGCTGCCAGCAAGTTGCCGGTACTTCTTATTCTCATCCGCCAGCATGTTAGCAAGGCGAAGGGCCTCGTCACGCTCCTTAGCAGCTGCTTCTTTAGCGCGGCGTTCAGAATGCGTCTTAAAGGATAGTTCCTTGATCCGCTTCTTTACATCGTCGCTATAGCGAGAAATCTCTGAATCGGCGACTGAGATGTCGTCGTCATTGGCGGTGAACTCAGGAGCGAGCGGGCGGCCACGATCAGCCTCTGGAGTGTCGTCAACAATCTCAATCTCAAAATCGAGATCATCATCTTTTTCTTTATCGCTCATGCGCGGGCAACTCCACGCGGGTCATCGACCACAGCCTCAACCGTGTCGTCATTGATCAGGCGGAACTCCCGACCATGAATCTTAACGCGGGTGCCGCTATAGGCGCGAAACACAACCCAGTCTCCGATCTTGCACCAAGGTCCGGTCGGGAATTTCTTCTCGTCCCCGTAAGCCATGGGGCCAGCCTTTAGAACAAAACCCACAACAGTTGCAAGGGTTTCGTTGTTACGAACTTGTTCCGGCAGATAAACACCGCCGTCAGTCTTTTCTTCCAACTCAGGAAGGGCAATCAACAACTTAAACCCGGAAGGGTCTGGAAGTTGAGTTGCCCCTTTCACTTCGCCTTCCGGCATCTTGATATCTACGTTTAGCATCTTAGTCCTTTGGCACACTGTTTGGGTCGTGTGATACCCGGCGTCCACTATGGACGATCAGTCTTCCTCGCTCAGCTTGTCGGCTAGATCGAGTAATTCTCTTTCGGCCTTTGCCAAACCCTCAATGATACCAGTGTGGTACTTGTAGTCGGCCCAGTCCGATGCGCCGCCACCAGCAATGTGATCGGCGTGTTCATTCATGATGTCACGAATCTTCTTGTGCAGATACTCAAACGAATTGTCGGTCGCGGGCTTCATTAGCGGCCTTTCAGAATATCTGCACTAGTTCTCATTGCCTCAAGTCTAATCTTGGCATTGTTAATGTCAAGGTCTTGAGCGTTAGATTGTTTTTGCGCTGCGGCTTTTGTCACAACATTGGCTGCCGCGATGCGTTCTTGAGATGCAATACGCTCCATCTCAATCTGTTGTTGCTGCTGGCGAAGCTGGTTATCAGCTTTGTCCTTGGCAATCTTGCGCTGGATATCGGCCTGCTTGTTCTGCATATCCATCATTTGGGCCTGCATCACAGGGTCCTGCATCTTCTGCTGGTTCTGCTGCTGCTGGGCTTCGGCTTGATCCTTCTGGAGCAGGCGGTCTGCCGCGTCAGCAATCAGCTTAGAGAGGGCAACCTCAATGTCTTCAGGCAGATGCTCATCAGGCGGCGGCAACTCAATGCCAAGCTGCTTCTCAATCTCTTTGCGGTACTGGAAGCCAATATGCTCAGCGATATGAGCCATGGCCGCAGCCTGCATAGGCCCAGCCTGGGGGGATTGCCCAACAAGCTGCATGATCTTCGGGTCCTGCATCGCAGACATATGAACCCGGATATGGGCCTCATGGTCTTGATACAGGAACGCTTTGACAGGCTTGCCCGAGAGAAGCGCCATATTCTCAGACACAGGGTCGAGCGGCTTCTTATCTTTCTCAGACGGGATGATCTTGCCTGGGTCTTGGATGCCCAGCACAACGAGCATCTGACGATGAAGCTCGGGCAGATCATACATCTGCGGAGCCTGGGCGGCCAACTGAAGCGCCGCCTGATACTGAACCACGCGCTGGGACAAAGACGCCGCATTCGGGTCTGTGACCGGAATAACATCAATCCGCCCATCATAGTCGTCGGTGCGGTTTGCCCCAGGCTCAGTCTCGTAGTCATAGTCGCCGGGCATATGCGTTTCGATGATATCAACCAGAAGGTTGAGTTCTTTCTTCATCGAAGCATGAAGCCGGGCCTGCACCGCAGACATGACCTTCATAGCCCTTTCCATGAGGGCCAGGGTGGTGCCTACAGGAGCCTGCTGGTTGGCATCACCAATCTGAAGATCGGCAATAGAGGCAAACCTACGGCCCTCCTCGACTAGGTTGCCCAGCAAGGACGCCAATACCTGAGACGGTTCCTTGTAGGGCAAGAACGTGATGCTGTCCCGAATGGCCCCCGAAGGCACATCCACGTCACGGAACTCGCCCGGCATCAGCGGCGTGCTATCGCCTTTGATACGCAGGCCACGGGCTTTAAGGCCCGCAGGCAGATTTGACAGGGTGCCAGCATCAACAAGCTGACGCAGGATTGACGTGGCCGACTTGGCAATACCACCGACGAGGTGGATCAAACCAAACGAATAGAAGCCAAACCCTGGGATATAATCATACTGAACGAAGTGCTGGCGCTTCAGCTTCAGTTCGTCGTCTTGCTTCCAGTTGCGGTAGATGGAGAGAATCTTGCCGGTGGATTTTTCAACCGTGACAACGTACGGCAAAGCAATTCCGGTTGGTTCGCCGTCCTTGCCCAAATCTTCATACCCAGGCAAATCCAGGTCAACGTGCATCTCAAGGAGGACATGGCGGTCATCTGTATCCGTTAGCTCTTCGCCAGAGAGTTTGTCTTTGATTCTCTGGATTTCGTTGCGGTCAGGCACGGGAGAAGAAAGATCAACGTCACGGTAGAAGCCCATGACCTGAAGCTTGCGGATTTCATTGGGATGTTTCCGCATGATCTGCGTGTAGCGATTGGCGGTCTGGAGATCAGACGCACCATACGAAACAACGAAATCTTCAGCCGGTACATAAATGGCGGCAGGCCGACCCAGCGTTGGGTCGTAATATACCTTCTTGAACGCCGCACCCGATAGGGGCAGGGCAAACAAAAGGCGCTCATGCTCGCCGCGATACTCAGACATCTTCTCGGTCAGGAAGTAGTTTAGGTCATCCTTGACGCGCAGTGCCTGACGTTCGCGCTCAGGCGACGTGCGGCCAATGATCTTGGTCCTAACGGGACCGCCTGCGGGGAATGTCTCCATGATTGCCTGTGATTGAAACCGGACGGCGGCTTCAGACAGGATGGGGTGGAACACACCACACGCTCCAGGCCACGGGCTTGAGCGGTCTTCGATCTTCAATCCAAGAAGGTCCAAGCCTTTCTTGTAGGTCTGCTCCCAGTCATTGCGCGAGGAGTTATCAGACTGGAAATCATCCAGTAGATCACGCCCAAGGCCACCCAGATCACGTTCATCCATATGCTCCGCGAGATTCGCGTCGAAGTCTGGCTCCATCATCTCGGAGAGTTCTGGGCCAAGAATCACGATAGCGCCGCCGTCTTCGGTGGCAAAAGAAACCGCGTCGGGGTTGACGATCTCAATCTCCAGGCCGGGGCCGGTAGATTCGCCAATTGCGTCAAGCGCCTTGTCAACAGCCACTGCTTAACCTTTCAATAATAATCCGCGCGGTGGCGAACGACTTTTTCATCTTCATCGTAGTCCGATGGTAAACGAACAAAGCCACCTTGCCTATATCTCATCAGAGCCATAATCACCGTGTCAACGTAGTCGTCATGTGCGCCGTTAGGAAACGAGGCGCATTCCTCGACAACTTCATCTGCCCACCGCGTTTCTGGACACCACACCATACCAGAAGCAAACATATCAGTGATACTGTTTGCCCGCATGATTTTATCACCAGACGCGCGCGTCGGAGTGAAGTCCGATACTGGGATATCCATTTGCCTCAACTCATGGATCAAAGGCAAGCCAGAAGCTTTGCCCTCAATCAAGAACGTGTCGGGCTGCCATTCATCGTAGAGTTCTTTTGCCCTAGCCTTCAGCGCGGGAAACTCCATGCGCTCCTTAAAAGCATCCAAAAGAATGATGTTGCTCTTGAACATGCCAGTGTCATCTTCTTTATCAAAGATGCCCCAGACATTGAAAGCACTATAGTCAGACCGGTTGTTCTTTGTGTAGGCCGTGTCGGCTGTGATGATTATATACTCGCAAGGCGGCGGGTTATCTTTCTGCCAGCGCCTCCACCATTCACGTTTAAGGATTGCCCCTTCTTCGTTGGTGGGCTGCTGCTGATACTGAGCATTCCACTTAGACGCGGGCAACTCAGCCTTAAGCGCCTCAAGCGCCTGCTTGCTCCAGAACCCAGGCCAGATAGGGTTGCCTGAAGGCAATAGGGCTGGAAGCTCAATAACCTCCCATTCAGACGTACCGTCGCGCTCCATAGAGCTTTGGATTAGCCTGCCCGTCAGGTCTCTCTTTGCCCATCGAGTATTATGGCTTACAACTCCGCTGGCGATAAAGTTTTCTGTGCGCTCAATCTCAACATCAAATACTTCTTCTTTGCCGCTGGCAAATATATTAACAATCTGGTCAAGTATTACGCTGTAGGTATTCAGCGGCGCGGCTGAGATTTTCTGGCGTTTTGCCGTATCCGACCGCGAGGTTACAGTTGTTGCAAAGTAATCCTCTAACTTTTCCTGTTTCGTGGCAATGGTCGATACATAACTTTCCGCCCCAATGCGCGCGCGTGTTTTCTTGTGACGGTGGCTGTCTACAAACATCGCA